CACATTTGTTCAGCCGAAGATTTGAGTCCTTCATATTTGCTTGACCTGTCGATGTTAAGAGAGATGCCCCCGATGGAATAATCGAACTCGTCTACGATCCAGTTTGCTTGAAGAGCCATAGCCGCAAACTGTATCGCCCCTTGAAGAATGGGAGTTCTCCAAGCAGGTTTAATATTTACGAGTGAGTTAAGGTTTTGGAGTTCTTCAGTTTCTGGTGGTTGCATATTCCACCAATCTAAAGCTCTCTCAAGATACTCAAGCATCTCCTCATCTTCCCACACTTGACCAAAGACTTGATTGTAGCTACCAATGTTCGATTCATGCTCTGGTGGTCTGAAATGATAATACTTGTCGGGGTTCTGATCTCTAAGGAGCATACGCAACTTATAGACCATAGACTTTTGAGCTTCTGAGAGTTGTAATCCAAGTACAGCGTTCTCTGCGACTACCCCGAACTCTTGTACAACCGTTTGGGGTTGGCTGTTGACCAACTCTTTGAGGGTCCATCTGATCCGATAGCGACCATAGGTAGCTGTGGTAGGTATGCGTACAGATGCATAGTATTCACCTACCGATGGGTTTTCGGGTATGCGAGCTTGATCACCGATGAGTACATCTGTTTCGGGTGGTCCAGGGTCTACATAATAAAGTGCGTAAGTAATTTCAGCGGCATTAGACACATTCCCATTTGAGTTTGTGAGGAAGATGTCGAGATCGCCCCTTGAGAGTATTTGATTTCTTTTAAATGCTACAGCCATATTGAGCCTCCTTTAGTATAGTGTCATTATAAACAAGCTAAGAAAAGTTAAAGAATATACTATGAGTAAAGAGCAAAAGTACGAGAAGATTGACCATCCCGACCATTACCAAGCAAAGGGGATGGAAGCGATATCTGTGATCGAGGCATATAACCTCAATTTTTCGCTTGGTTCAGCGATCAAATATATCTTAAGAGCGGGAAAGAAACCTGGTGAGAGTTCTATTGAGGACTTGAATAAAGCTATTTGGTATCTTCAACGAGAGGTAGAGAGGCATAAAGAGGGCTAGGATCATATAAGGGGTTATTATCTGACTTCATATATGAAAGGACTGATTTATGTCTAACATGGAAACATCTCGTGAGGCACTTGAGTCAATCGAACCTCAAATCACCAATATAACAGATCGTGTATATCGGCACATCCTATCGAAGGGAGAAGATGGTATTACAGATGATGATGGATTTAGATCGTTAGGTATGAACCCGAACACATATCGCCCTTGTCGTATTAACCTCATGGACAAAGGGCTTGTTCTTAATACGAACACTAAGGGCATTACGGAGTCGGGCAGGAAAGCGTGGAAGTGGAAAGCAGTTGCCGAGTCTGAAGCAGTGCCACCAAATCGTGTCAAAAAGAGACAGCGAAAGACCTTACCCTCGATTGATCCTCCTCAGTTCCCTGGAGATTGGGATACGAGTTTGAAGAAAGCTCAAGCACGACTTGTCTCTAAATTATCTCAAAAAGAAGATGCACTTTGTCCCTGTTGTGGCGTAAGGGTTACAAAGTAATAGGTTCTTTTAACCTAGAGGTGGGATCTTCCCATGCTCCACAAAGCTAGCATGAGCCAAAGGCCATAGCGTTTGGATTTGCCGAGAGATTTCTCTTGCTAAGAGTTTGATCTCCCATTGAGCATCGGGGTGATCCCTTTTAGCAATGAAGCTATTAACCCAGTTGTGCAATGATCCTGTAGCCCAGTAAGTTGTATATAGATTCTGTGGGAGTATCATACGAGCTTGATCTCTTGCGACCCCTTTTTCTATTAACTTGTTGTATAACTTAATAGAATCAGAAGCATGGTTTTTAATAGAAGACACAGCGTCTAGTTTAAGGAACTTAGGGTACTCATAGGGATCAAACTCTACGATGGGGTTAAATGTCTCATCAAGACTTGCTTGACGGTTTTTAGTGTCTTGCTTCCTCATTTCACTTGGGAGGTAAAACTCGATGTCAGAGCTTGTGTATCTGCGAGAAATCTCGTTGTACGAGAATGTCCTGTGTCGCATTTGTTGACGGGCTACGAAGAGTGGTACTTTAATCCAAAACGAAACGACATTATGTTCTGTGGTCGAGGTATGCCCCTCTTTGATAAGGAAGTTGCACAGCTTTTCCTCTCGCTCACCCATCTCGGTACTTACTTGACCGAGGCTTGCTCTCGCACTGTTTACGATTGTAAGGTCATCGCCCATAGACTGAATAAGAGCGACCCCTCCTATTTCATCATCATAAATACTGATCTTCGTTGATCTAAAGTCATCCGTCATAATCCCACTCCCCTTTCTCTATTCTCAAAGATATGGTGTGGTAATCTATACCGACAATCCATACGAAGTAAAAAGGAAAGTGAATGTATTAGTTTTGAGGTCTCTTTAGCACATCAGAGGGGAACGCAGGTAGGATAGGTTTGAGGATGCTCTTGACAACAGATAGTCTTTTTTCATAGAGCTTATTGTATTGTACCTTAGATAAGGGTGTGGGTGTCTTTCTCTCTTGTTCTTCTTTAGAACAATCACAGCAAATAGTTTCGTTAATATCTTGTGTCAGATAGTACAATCTACAGCATGAACAACGCTCATAACCAAACATAGTAAACCTCCAAAGGACAGATAATGCGAAGAGATGGAACAGGGAAGTGTCCTGTAAAGTGGTATATAGATGAACTAGGAAAAAAGAGGTGGGTCTGCTATGTACACCTCGCCCCTTACCATAAACACCGAGAACACTCGGAGAAGTGTTGGTACACGACTTGTCCAGGTAGGAGTATGGTCGGATACCCTCTGACCCCTCAAGAGCTAGAGGAGAGAAAGGCCGAGCTTGCTCGTCAAAAGATTAAGGAAAACGAAGATATCATTCAAATTGAAGACCCTAAAAAAGCCACTAAAATATGTGCTAACTATGATTGCACTGATGAAGTAGCATCGGGTCGCAAACGACATTGCTCTGATAAATGTCGTATGCAAAAAGCTCGTGCAGACTATGAGTCAAGAAATCCGAACAGGACTCGTACACGCAAGAAAACTACAGAGAAGAAAAAGGAAACTCCGATTATTCCACCTAAGCCCTTTTCCCCAGAGCCGAGTGACCTCTGTTCTTCGACCACTTGCTCGAACGAAGTACCTCCAACACGAAAGGCTTACTGTTCAGACCCTTGTAGGAAGAGAGCTTATTTGCAGAGGAAGAAATAGGTTACTTTTTGGGTAGGTCATTCCCCTCACCTTTTTTATATGCTTTATAGGCTTCTACAAAATACATTGAATATAAGAGAGAGGTACAAGAGATTGCAAATACTGTCATTTTAGTGCTCCTTTGGTATGTTTAAGGGGGGTATATACCATTGACAGTATCCCCTAGCAAAAAAAGTTAGGTTTAGACTATGCTCCATCTCTTTGACCCACACACAGATCATAAAACACCCATTTTCTCACTGATTATTATCTTTCCCCTACCCTAAAATCTCTGACCCACACATCGTCTTTGGGTTTGATTTTTAACCGATTAGGTCTTAGTTCTGGTTCGATAAAGGGGTCTTTTGGATTTAACCTCCCTCGCTATGCAGAGAGGACATGACCCTCATCTAATTAATAGTTTATTTATAAATGATCTTAAGTGATCTCTAACCTTAACTTGAATGGAGAAACCATCATGAGAAGATCAGCCAGTGAAATCATTAACAACCTTGAAAGACGCATTGCTCGTCTTGAGCGTACCTCAGCAACACGCAAAGTTGCAGGACACATCATCTTAGCAGGTAATGTAAATGTTCGTCAGATTAGGCGTGATCTTGAGGACACCTTTGGTATTGAGGACATTGATTTTGAAGATGGGGTTATTACTTTCCTCATGTCATCAATGGACAATAAAAAGGTCGAGAAACAGGTCAAAGCTCTCGCTCAAAAGCATGATGTGAAGTTTGAAAAGGGTGACTTCACCGATGGTCTTGGAATGATCTACACCAAGCAAGCATCACGCAGAAATCGTAGAGCTTCTAAGCCTATGTTTACAGTCACTGTCTATGAGGAGACTACGACTTGGGTTGATGAGGAAGATCCAGACGGATATGAGCAAGAGACTGAGAAACTCGCAGAAGAGGAAATTTACTCTTTTGAGGATCTTCTTGAAGAGTTAGAGAGCAACTCAAATATCAGCTATAATAGTTGGGGAGAGTGGTCTAGCTCAAGACCAGATGTCTCTGATTGGATTACTTCTTATGAAGAGCAAGATATGCGTTCAGGGGATAGTACAAGAGTTTCAATCCACTTTAATCCAGCTCGTGGAGTGGATCTTGATAAGGGTCAAATCAGACAGATCGAAAAAGCTCTAGGGATGTAATCTAAAGAGAGACTACAAGGATAAGGTAAGAACCCTCCACCTTCTCGGAGAGCAGTTTCTTACCCCCCTTAACGATTAAAAGAGTAGACGCTCCAAACTCTCTCAATTCAAGATGGTTACCTATAAAAACTCTCTCCCTTGGAAGATATGCGTTTTGGAGTTCAATCTCCAAACCATATTTAATCTTCTTCGTATGTAAAGACACTTCTTCTGGTCTAGTCGTTTTGACTTTAATAGACAAATCAGATTTATTCTCTTTATAGGTAGTCGTGTAAATCTTTGAATAATTTGCGTCCATACAACCTTCTTCGGGGTTGGCAGTGGCTAATACAGGGAATGAAAAAAGTACCATAACCAATAAGTTTCTTATCATAATCCTTTTTCTTTCTTATAACGGGCATATCTTTTTCTAACTGAAGAGACAGATCTATTTAACTCCAATGAAATCTTCTTATATGGAATTCCCTCTGATCTTGCTTGGTGGAGATAACGCAACTCTGACATTCTCCATTCTCTTTTTAGACCTAAGTTTAAATCCAACTCGCCTGCTTTTTTACGACAAGCCATCCATGTACGATCTACTAACACATCTGAAATCTCAAACCAATTTTTCCCTGTTGAGATCAAATTTATAAGTTGGTCTATATCCGAATCACACCAACTAGAGTTTTTACTTGTCCTTAGAGATAACCCTAGTCTTGACGCTTTGAGTTTAACCGAAGATAGGCTTTTGTTTAACTTTTCTGCAAGCCGATCAGACTTCATCTCACCAGACATCCTTCGGAGATATTTAACCTCTTTGTCCGTCCATGTCCTATTCGGTTTATACACCTTCTTTTTCTTAATACCAAGGGTTCTCATCCTACTCTTCACAGAACTCTCAGTACGATCCAACCTCGCAGTTATTTCGGATATGTTCTCCAAGTTAGCCCAAGCTCTTAAAGTTAAATCTTCTTCTGCATCCCATCTTCTATTTATACGAAGCATATTAGTCTCTCTCTCTCATAAACCTTTTATGACTCTCCCCTTTTTATATGATCACATCGACAAAGGCATACAAATGATTAACTTCTTACAAGACCCAAGTCACTTTACCACTATAAAAATGGCTTCTCTTTCGGAAAGACAACTAACAAGAATCGCCTGTTTGCAATATAGACAAGCAAAGACCCTTCGCCTTGCGTCTAACTGGTTAGCGAACCTAATCAGTTCGGGTGTAGCTAAAGTTAAAGGCATGGCGAAGTATGTTAAAAATGCGTTCTTAAAAATCTTAAAAGTGTTCTTTGTTCAAACTCCTGTTGTCAACCTTTTCACTAAGTTTTTCCAATCCATTGCTTATGAACGACTACTCTCAAAGCTCTATCACGCATGGGAACTTGGGGGCAAACATAGAGAGAGCGGTGAAGACCTTCTGAGTAGAGTGGGATTCATTAAGTATTACGGGTCAAGGGATGGACTCTTTTTTTATGATGATTACTTGAGTGGATATGAAGAAACCGCAACTACTAAAGACCTAAGAATCAAAGCGATAAACATCGCAAAAGAGGATATTGGTCTTAGGACAGTTACAGAGATTATAAAAACCGCTTGGGAAACAATAAACCCCGTAAAACTCGTTGAATCTTTTTATACCTCCATACATGGGATTGGGAAAAAAACAGACCAAAGTTTTCTCAATATCCTTTTATATCAGTTAAACTTCGCCATCCCCATGATGTTAGCTATCTCCCTCCCACACCTTTTCACTCTTAAAATCTTAGGTGGACTGGCATTAGGGTCACTCATAGGATACAATCCTAAAGATGTGTTTGTAGGACAGAGCACTGCGATCAAGAAACTCAAAAAAGAGATTGGCGGTCTCTTCTCAAAGCAAAATAGAAGATTTGAATTAGAAGATCTCTACGAAGAGATCCCTGAAAAAGAGGTCTTCTATCATGATGCACAAGGTGATCTTAAATCTGTTGCAAGAGCTTCAAGAGAAGAAATAGAGGAACTAGTTAAAAGTATTTAGCCCTTTAGTCATATAATGAAGTATGACTAAAGGGAGTAAGAAAATGTACTACGCAGGAATAGGATCGAGAAAGACACCACAAGCCTGTCTTGACTTTATGACTAAGATAGGTCGGGTATGCACTAAAAAAGACCTCACACTGAGATCTGGTGGTGCTGTCGGGGCAGACCAAGCCTTTGAGCGAGGATGTGATCTTGAAAGTGGTCAGAAAGAGATATGGACACCTAAGAGTCAACACATCGTTGAACATGAATGGGCGATTGAGAAAGCTAAGGCTGTGTGTTGGGAATACCCTTTACACAAGATGAAGCCTTATACACGCTCACTTATCATACGCAATATGTATCAGATCTTTGGAGATGATGAAGAAAACCTCAAGCCTGTTAAGTTTGTCGTCTTCTATTGTGTGGGAGACCCACTTATGCGAGGGAAAGAGTCTGGGGGGACACGATATACTGTCCGAGCCGCACATAACTATAATATCCCCCACTTCAATCTACGCACCTGCCAAATCAATTTTGCAGAGTATTTAAAGGAGTACCCCAACCTAGCCTCTCTCTCTTCCCCCTTTTAGATATTATCTTCGCCAAAGACCCTGTGGGAGGGTCAGAAGCATTAAGTGCAATAGGGGTTGATTTAAAGAGCCTTATCAACCTTTAGAGTGTGTGGTGTAAGACAAAGTAGTTTATTACTATAGACGCAGGGTCAGCGAGCAGGTCATTATGTATTCCAGAAGCATTCGCATTTTTTGCACCTCCAGAAATTAGACGATTCCAACTTAGCCTTACATTACGATGCCCATCAACAGCACCAGAGACAGTAAAACCTATTTTATGAGGTTGATACACTGTTATATTAGCACTTACATGATAAGTAATATGAATGGAAAGGTTTTCTAAATCTATTCCATCTAAAGTAAAGCTAGGGGAATTACTTTCATCTATTGGTCTAATACCTTCATAAACTTCAACAACTTCATTATGGTTATCTGGTGTACTTCCATTTGGAGATAGATTCACATCTTGAGCCACTCCTGTGTTGTATGTTTTATTCATAAAAAATACAGGTAAAATCTCCAAAAAACTAACGGCGGGAATACTATGTGAAATCTTTCCATGACCTAAAACCTGTAAGCCTAGTGATTTAAGAACACCATCCGCTTGAACTGTTAAAAGTCGTTGGTCATTGCCCACAGAATTGGGTACTGAAGTTGAACTCACCGCCACATCATCGGCAGTTAAGTTAATATCCCCGTTGCCATCCGTAGCTAAGGAAATATGCCCGTCTGACCCTAAACCTGTGGAGATATAAATATCTCCTCCACCTGTACCTCCACCAGTGGAAATATTTACATCACCACTCCAATCAGCATTAGCTGTACCAGATCCTATAGTCAAAGCACCACTCCGTTGTGTCGAGGTATCTCCCGTAGTAATGCTGACAGAACCAGATTCATCGGTACCCCCTTGACCCGAACCTATAACAATGTTGCCTGAATGACCTGCGTTAGCTGTGTTTGCAGTACCCCCTGTCTTTATTGTAACACCTCCACTTGTAGACCCTGTATCAATAAATGGAGCACCCGAAGTAATAGACACAGCCCCTGATGTTAAATGTCCTACTCCTGTGGAAATATTAATCGCACCACTTTCATTTGGAGCTACAGTATTCGCATTCCCCGTATACAAACTTATCGAACCACTATTTCCATCACTGGTACTTGAGCCTGACCTAATTACAACCCACCCAGAGTCCCCTCCTGCATTTGAAGAGAAAAATTGCATAGGTCCACTGTTGCCTGCACCTGTGGACTGACCCGAACTTAAAGACACCGAACCACTAGTGCCTGTCTCGGTTATGCCTGTTTGTAGGGTTAAGCTCCCCGAAACAACATCATAGGTACTTCCTGTTCTAATGGTTATACCCCCACTATTTGCTAACTGTGTATTGTCCGCAAATAGTGGAAATCCGTTGACATCTTCTGGACCACCTGTGGCGATAGTGATTTCACCACTTGAGCTTAAAGTTGCGTCTGTAAATCCTGTTTTGATTAAGATTTCACCACTGTCTTCACCAGTTGTAACACCCGTGTGTATGTCTATCTTTCCTGATAGATCTGCTAATGTTTGATCCCCTGTGCGTATGTCTATATATCCCGAATTACCTGTACCTGTTTGATCCCCTGTTGAGATATTGAAAAGACCACTATCTCCACTACCTGCGTGAGTCCCTGTGGTGTACCAGATCCCACCCCCTTCTTGAGTGTTATTAACATCAGTGACATTCCCTGTAACTGCTTGAATATGACCCCCTGGGCTTCCGCCTGTGGAAGCCCCAGTGACGAACTTTATTCTTCCTGGTTGGAAATACGAATCACCTGTTGTCAGATCTATACTGCCCGAAGTATCACCTAAACCACCTATTGCACTCCCTGTGTAAATATTAATAGTACCACTATTGTCTCCACTTGAGTCGCCTGTGTAAAGACTTACATCACCTGTTTCCCTCGCTGAGTTTCCTGTATAAAGAGATAATGTACCACTGTTT